GCTAGTGTTGTCAACGAACCCGCCAGTTGCGGGATATACTGAATCAGTCATAATAAATATCTCCTAAGATATACTATCTGACCCGTTTTTCTGCGTATGCCTTCATAATCTCTGGTTGTAGAGCAGCATAGCGGTCAGGGTCGGTTCTCATAAGGTTAATAATGTCTGCGCGTCGGTAGATCTTCTTAGGTGCTGACTCAGTACTACCACTGGCATTACCAGTAGAAGCTGCCTTAACTGCTTGCTTACGGGATTGCTCCTCTACAGCGGCAGTCTGCTGTACAATGTTCTGTCGCTCTTTCCACAAGCTAAATAGCTCATCAGCGGCTTCACTATCGTACTCTTGATCTGCTGCTACAAACAGTTTAGTCCTAACATTAGATGCCTTAATCCATTCAGCAAAGTTTACATCTTGCAAAATGTCCTGCATATCAGGGTGCTTACGTTGTAGCTCTGATAGTGCAGTGCTTGCACGATACTGTTGCGTTACGGCTTCAGCTTCCTTAATCTTAGGATGGTTCTGAATAGCCCTGTCTACAGCCTTATCAGGGTCTGTAAACCAATCTACTTCTTCGTCTTGTTGTGGTGCTTGTTGCGTATCTTCTGTGAGTTGTGTCTGGATATACGTATCAACAACTTTACGTAGCTCACCTACTTCAGAACTCTGTCGGCCCAATAGCTTCTCAGCTTCTTGGTGCATCTGTACAAGCTCTTCAGCAGTCTTGCCTTTGTACTTATCAGGTATCTCAGGTTCCTGTGGTTCAGGAGTTGCCTGTTGTTCCTCTGGTTGTGCAAACATCTCTAGTTGTTGTTCGTTATCTTCTTGGTTATCCTGACGCTCAGGTTCAATAATCTTAGCCATTATTAACTCCGTACCTTAGTATTGTGGAGGTTTTTATTATGAAGGTTCTCTATGAGGTTTGCCTTCGTTCAAATGCTATGTGCTGTTCCCGGCGCTTAACCCATCTGTCATGTGCATCAGGGAAGTCTCCACTGATACCTTCAAGATTAGATCTCACCGGGGAGATAAC